CAGACTATTCTGGAGCGGCAGCGGCAGGAGGAGCGGCACAAGCAGCACCATATCAGATGATCTCTGATCTAGCTGGGCAGGCGAAGGACTACTTCAAGCAGCAGGGGGAGAAAAAGAAGCAGGTTAAAGCCGCATCAACTCAAATTGACGCTGCTCTTAAACTCATGCCAGAACTCGCCCCAATCCTTGGAGATGTTGGCAATAGACTCAAGGACGAGGATGTCTCGTTGACAGATAGATTCGCAGACGCATCAGTTGTCCCCGATCTTATCAAGAACAGCATGAGCGGACTTATGAGCCAGCAGATGATGAACCTTCGCCAACAGAAGTTTGCGGCATCGCAAGCCCAGGCATCTGGAGGAGGTGCTTCTGGTGGGGGTGAAGCTCCGACTGGATATATCGTTCGATAAATACACAATTTTAATAGATTTGTAATGGACTTTAATACATACTTAAAACAAGAACTTGGGTTTCAACCTGGACAGGTGATACCCCCAAACAAGGTTGCGGGGTTTAAGGAAAAATACAACAGGCACTTAAAGTCCCAACAAGAGGAGTCCCGGAAGACTGCGGAAAGGCAACAACAAGAGCAAGCAAATGCCGCTCGTATTGAAGGTGCGTCAGCATTGTTTGGGGCAAAGGTTGAAGAAGCTCAGCAACAAGGAAGAACACTAAACCCGAAATTGGTTGAATCCGCATTTAAACTTATTGGAGCTGGGCAAATTGAACAAGCCGATAAAGTTTCAGCGGCTTTATTTGAACAACCTATCTCAACTTCCGAGCAGGTTGACAGAATGGAACTCGCAGCAAAAGAGGAAGAAAAGGTGCTGAAAAACGCGGAAGCTGAGAATACTTACTACTCTATTCAGTCAGAAAGAGAAAAAATCAAAAAGTTATTAGCTTCCGATTTGAGTGATGTTGTAGGCCCAACTGAACCTGTTGCTAGATTTGGTCGAGCCGTAGCATCAGAATTTGGTGCTGAGTGGGCGCAGGAAAATCAATCGTTAATTAAAGATGCCCTTATGGTCACTACTAGCGATGTCCTCAAAAGCGTTCGCGCTCTTGCCCCAGTAACTGAGCAAGACAGAAAGTTCATATCCAAAATGACCGTTCCAGTTGAAACTGATAACGCTAAAATTTGGAAGGATTACCTTACGGAAAAAGATGAAGTGCTTTCCCGAGCAGAACGAAACCTAGATAAGAAATACAACATATCGGGGATTCCTGCGACCAGCGAACCGGATATTAAGCCAGATAAACCGCAGACGGCCACTCAAAAACTTAGAGGACGACTTCAATAAATAATTAAATGGCAACTCCAGAAGAAGAGAAGGCAGATCCAGAAATCAGCAAGCTCGAAAGGGACGCTATTTTTGAGTACCTCGACCAAGAAAAGGCTAACTTAGAAGCTCAAAAGCAATCTTACGAGTCGGTTAGTGGTATTATAACCCAACCAGACCCTAACGACATTCGTTTTACTAGCCCTGCGTTTGCAGAGCTTCACACTCCGCAAGAATACCAAATTCCAGGGTTCACAACTGAAGAGGGTATGAAGGCCCGTGGACTTCTGGATCAAGATGGGAATGCAACACAGCTTGGCGAGGACTACATTCTTTTGGAGGATAGAGGTCTAGTCAAGGATGGGGCATTGACCACCAAGGGTGAGGCTTTTACCACAAGTCTAGACGAGCTTACCGATCCTACCGCTTATCTGGATGGTGGAATGAGCGATGATGCCATTGATCCTAAAAAAGCTGAGTTGTACGCAATCCGCAAAAAAAGCGGAATTGACGCAGAACCAGAGCGCACATGGACGGAGGCATTTAAGGAATTCGGTGAAGGAGCTGTAGCTATCGGCAAAGGAATTGGTCAAATCGTTACTCCACCCATTGCTAGTTTGTCTGAATCAGAGACAATAAAACAAGCGTATGAGAAGGACATGGCGAAAAGATCTGAGGCAATTGACTCTTTTCTTGAGACTTTAGTAACAAGTGGAGCAAAATTAACCAGGTCTTTTGACAGACAAAGACTTGATGCGGCTGTGTCTATGGGGAATATCCCGCAAGAGAAGGCCGACGAACTCAATAAAATAAAGGATTACAAACTAGCTCTTATTGAAAGATCCCAAAAAGACATGGATGCGGTTGAAACCGCAAGTCTGATTGGGGCTGGGGAACAGGTTCTTCAAGCACAAGAGTCAGCTAAATCTCAATATGTCGCTGAACTTGGAGAGGAACAGGGTCTTAAAAAATATGAGGAGGACATTAACAGTGTTCGCGCTGCCGCAAGTCTTCCAGCAGATGTTCCGGGCATTGCTGTAGGTTTGGCTACGGCTGGACTTGGAGCTGGCGTTAATATTATTAGAACCGTCCGTAAAGCAAACCAAGCGAAAAGGGGGATTGAGATCGTCAATTATGGTCGTGAACTAAATGCTGCCAGATCTAGCGTTTTAGCTGATGTTGCAAGACTATCTGATGAGGCTTCGGCTGTATCTGGTCAGCTTGACGATGCACTACGCATTGGTGCTACGGAAAAAGCAACAGAACTAACTAGGAGGCTGGATGACCTAACGACTCAATCGCAAGCAGTTCAAACCAGACTTGGCATTATTGACGATGGCATCCAGAATGTAAGTAAGACTGCAAATCAACTTGAGATTGGTTTAGATACAGCTAAAACTGCGGGTGACGCTGTTCGAGCCGTAGCATCTGGTGCAACCAAAGGTTTGTCAAATGGTGCAGAAAAACTTGGGAATGGGGTTGCTGCTGTTAATGGGTTTCTAAAGAAAGTCGAAAGAAGCGTTCTTAGGTACAGGATACCGTCCCTAATTGCTACTGGACTTGCTATTCCGTTCCACCAAGCTATTGGAGTGTACATGGGTGCTAGGGTTGGGCTTATAGCCGCAGTGCCAACACTACGCAGAATGTCCAAATTCGGCAATGCGGTTAGCGAAGAGCTTTTGGAAAGAAGTAGCTCAACACCATTCTTTCGTCGTCTAGCCGCAAACGAAAGTGTTGGTGGTATTGGTCGCGCTGTAGCCACACTTGGTGATTACTCCACGCCGCTTGTGCGCGGTTTCGCGAGCATGGCTAAGGGTACTGCTCAAGCTGCACCTGCAACGCTGTCATATAATGCAATTAACTCACAAGGAATTGACGAGAACACGCTTAAATATGCTGCCCGTGACGCGCTGGTATTTGGTTCTTTGGGCCGAGTTATTGGTGGCAAGAAGGACATGGAGCAGGTCAACATTGACCAAATGACCAACTATCGAAATAAGCTAGATGCTGACCAAGTTGCCGCATTTGATGGGGTGAGGGATCGTGACTTTAGGTATGCGCTTTCAAACATTGATGCGGCATACCCTGGGTCGTTCAAGTGGGAAATCAACACTACTGGCAATAATAAGTTTGACCCAGTTAGCAACAAAGCCGTTGTAAACATTAACGACAAGGTTGGATTCTTGAAAGAAGTGGCTATGCACGAAGCTGGACACATGATTCAGCATGTATGGCAAAAAGATGGTGCTATTGTGTCAAGAATGCTAGGTGACGATACCCAACCAGGACTTGTTCGCAATCCAGATGGAACACTAGATCCAGAGTTCAAGGCGTGGGCAGACGAATACAATAACCTTCGTGAGCAGAATGATATGACTCCAGCCGCTTTGGATGAGCTTGCTGTTGAGTATTATACCGATCAAGGTGTACAGACGCTACTGGAAGACACTCTTAAAGGGAATCTTTACAAAGAGTCTCGCAAAACCCCACTTCGTCGTGCTGTTGAAGGCAGCTTTAGAACACTGTTTAATGCTACGCCTATTGTCAAAAACCTGCACTTCAAGATGGGTGGAGCGACTGATGCTGGTGGGCGCATGGTGATGGGTACAGGACTGCTTGCTGACGGTTTTAGGGAGCTGCCAGAAGTAAAGGCGATGGTGCGCCAAATGTACCGAGAAACCGCTGGCAAGCCAAAAGCAGCGAGAACCCAGAAGGTTGTCGATGTTAAATCCGATAACCCTAAGCACTATCAAGCGACAAGCGTTTTAGATCAAGTTAATAAGCAAATCGTAGAGCGCGGTGAGAAACTGCCAAATGGTGTTCTTATCCCCGACAAAAACGGCAACGGAGAAGGAATCCTTACTGATGACCACCTAAAGGCACTAGAGGAAGCTGGAGTTATTGATGATGGAGAGTTTGGTAAGGCTTTACTACTCCAATCTGAAATTGAAGCTCCAGTAAATCATGGTACACTTCTTGTTAACAAACCAATCAAGCAAGGTCGTTCTGAGCAATTTGGTGGTCTTACTGAGAACTATGTGGTTCCTACAAAATGGGTATTGAAGAAAGGCCGTTTGTACCTTGAATCAATGGACTTGCGCCAGCTTGACAAGAATGTCGACAGGGCGGTCAAGAACAAGATTGCAAAGGAACTAAACCTTACTCGCAAGAAGATCTACGAGGATATTGAGAAGTCAGTTGAAATCCAAAACAGAGGACAATCGACTGACGCTTACTATCAAAGCGTAGATCCCAAGAACTGGCAGAGACGGAAGAACTTTATTAACTCTGTTCAAGGTCAGCAAACAACCCGTCAGCTTGGCATTAACCCAATGATGCAAAAGGTGTCACCGGATCTTGTGACTGGTATCTACCGCACATTTGCATTTGACCGACTTCAGAGCGCAATTAAGACTTCAGGCGATGTTGTTATCCCATACGGCCCTACATCGTACTACAGTCTTCGTGACAACTTAATGCCTCAGTCTCCAAGGTTCAATCGAAATGGTGAGCTTGTCCCACAATACAAACTTGAGGGTTACCACGGATCACCTAAAAAAGATATAACAGAGTTCCAAGGCCCAACTTGGATAGCTAAATCTAAACCGTTAGCTCAACAGTATTCTGAATCTTTTACAGGTGAGGTTATTTCTAATGGCAAGGTGTATCCAGTAAAAGTCAACCAAGGCAAGGTATTAAAATTGTGGCAATTTAAAGATTGGGTGGATTTGGTTGAAAGACGCGCTCCAAATAACACTAGACTAAAAGAATTGATTGTTTCATCCCAACCAAACGAGCGTTTTGGAAATCCTCCTTCTAAATTGTTTTCTAACACATCTGATGTAGATTTTCAATCATGGATGAAGGAGAACAGAACTTGGGACAACTTCAAAAAACAAACACTAAAAAACAGAAGGGACTATGGAAAAGATTATTCGCCTTGGAGTGAAGATGGCTATGATCTAGCTTCATCTTTTTCCAAGGAATATGATCAGTCGAAATCAAACTTTACGAGCCAAAATCAGCTGGTTGAAGAACTTTTTAAGTTGGGTTATGATACGCTTTCCCAAATGGAAAGTGGAAGCCCAACCTACCTTATCAAAGATCCCAAAAGAATAAAAATATCGGAAACCAATGAAATCAAAAAGTAAAAAACAAGTACGCTACCTGCTCAGCAAGGTGTCGCCGCTTTCCTCGACGCAACAGAATAAGCTCAAAAAAGAGTTGCACTCTGGGGCCGTTAAGGTTAAAAACGGCAAGAAGACCAAATGAGCGACGAAGACCTATCAGCGATTGATAGCAAAGAGGCGATGAAAGAGTTCTTCCTTGAGGTCAAGGAAAGGGCTAAGCAATTCCCTCGGAACACTATCGAGAACTACAACCCGAATGTGGCGGCACAGATTCTCTGGATGCTGGCGCAGGGTGGGCGTATCAATGCTATTGCCAAGAAGTGCAGGGTGACGCATGAGACTGTTCGTGCGCTGGAATGGAGGCATAACGACACGCTGGAGTCAAAGCGTAAAGAGTTCTCTAAACGCTACGCCATTGCTGCGGCTGAGTACACCGACCTCTTGTTCGAGAAGGCAGAGCAGTTAAGCCGTGACCCAGACCAGCTCAAGGCAATCTCACCAGACCGATTGGCGTTGACTATTGGCATTATGACCGATAAGGCTGGACAGCTCTCGGGCATGGCGAGTACCATTGTTGAGCATCGCAAGGGGCCGTCTATTGATGATGCGGCTAAGATGATTGCGGAAGCCAAGTCTAGGATTGCCAATAAAGTCAAAGTCCAAGCGGTAGAAGTCGAAATCCTAGAATGATAGCAGAACCAGAATCCAGATACGCTGATTACGCTAAGGATGGTGGCAACCTCGTTCGCCACTACATGGTCGAGCATGACGGCGTTCAGCACAAGTGCCACACCAGTGTTTACGCTTCGTATCTAGCAGAGAAATTCAACGCTAAGATTTGGAATGTGGTGCTGGAGAAGTTCGTCAAGCCCTTCATTGGCGTGTGCAAACATTGTAAGAAGCGTCGAGAGCTTCACTTTGTTGACGGGAATAGAGGGTCGTTTCCAGCGGAAGAGGATGCGTTTTGTTGTGAGGAGTGTGATAGCGTGTATCACATCAAAGACATCCTAATGGAGACTGGTGCGTATAAAACGAACTAATGCAGTGGCGCAAACATCCAATCCTTCAGCCTCCAAGCGATGACGAGGTAGCATTGATGGAGCCAGATGATCTCATTGAGCTTCATCGAATCTACCATGAGGCCATTGAGAACGCTGAGAAAGATCCATTCCGCTACGGGTTTAGGCTTCCGCATTGGGAGAAAGCTGAAGAGCAATTGTCGCAAGTCTCTGAGGTTCTAGCACTTGGGGGAAACAGGTGTCTTGCCCCAGAACAAGAGATCTATGACCCAGTTCTAAAGCGCAGTAAGTGCGTAATGAGCCTAAATAGCGATTTCCATGTACACGCTTGGGATGGTGAAAAAGTAGTTATAGCCAAAGCACAACCATCCTTTAGGAAGGATAAGCAGGGAATTTACGAAGTTATTTTGGATAACGGAGAATCATTCCGATGCTCAAAATCGCACCTTGTCCTTCACAAATTGGGGTGGATGCCAGTTGGAGACATTAAGCTGAACGACGAGCTTTCAAGCCCATTCTGCGCTTGCCCTCCTCAGTCCAGTTCGGGACGCAACCCTTTAGAGTCACCTCAAGATGGCGAGCATTGCTCTCAAACAGCTCAAGATTCTCAATGCGATTATCGTCTTTCACTCCGTTCTTGTGGTGAACAACTTCCGTGCGGGTTAAATATCGACCAAGATGTTTCTCCATCACTAGACGATGCTCAAGAATGTAGCGCGTGTGTTTGCGAGCGTTCGGGTGATTCGGGCAATAAAGCTCAATGTACCCGTCCTTGTTCACGATTCTGCCACCTTTCCATTCGGGATGTCCTTCGCCGCTTCGTGGCCCTGTCCGCTGACATTGTATTCCGTGCTTTTTGCAAACCTTGTAAATCAACTTTGCGGTCACGCGTGGATCTAGCTCCTTTGCCAGCTTTTCCGCGATATTCGCTTGAGTCCATCCTTCAGCAATCCACTGGCGTATTTGATCTATTGGGTAAGTTATTGAGTTGTGCTTCGGCATACCGACACCCTATCTATTACCGCCGAGTTGTCAAGATCAATTACCTCCGAGAGGATTATGTCTGGGATTTTCATGTGCCAGTATACAACAACTACATTGTAGCTGGAGTTCCCCATCACAACTCGGGAAAAACTGCGTGGGGTTCTTATTGCGTGGTTAAAGCCGCCATCGAAAACCCAAAGTCAGAGATCTTCTGTTTTGCTCAGACATCAGAAGTTAGCATCCGCCAGCAACAAAGCGCGGTGTGGAATTGGTTACCACATGAAATGAGGACAAAACAAACCTCGGCTAACGCTTACATCTCGTACACGAAAAAGAATGGGTTCACGGATAACTCGTTAATCCTACCCAATGCTTCACAGATCATCTTTAAGACCTATTCTCAGTATCAGAACAACCCCACCATCCTAGAAGGCGCGGAGCTTGGTAGCCGTGACCCGCAGTGGCACAATATTGGCGTATGGCTCGATGAGTACTTACTAGGAAACGAGCTTATTGACACCCTGCGCTTCCGTCTTGCTACCCGCAACTCCAAGATGCTGGTGACATTTACTCCGATTGACGGGTGGACTGAGGTGATTAAGGAATACTTAGATGGTGCTGCAAGCGTCCAGAGCGTCGAGGCTGAGCTTCTCAACGGCGAGCTTGTCCCCTATGTCCAGCGGAGTAAGAAGCGCAACGCCAGCGTCCACTACTTCCATAGCAAGGATAACCCTTTCGGTGGCTACGAGCGAATCAAGGAGACCCTAGTTGGAAGGCCTCGGGAGGAGATTCTAATTCGCGCGTACGGGGTTCCAGTTAAGTCCCACGCCACCAAGTTTCCCAAGTTCAACAAAGAAGTCAATGTTGTCCAGCCATCAGAGATCCCAACTACGAATGTTACTCGCTATCAGATTATTGACCCGGCGGGTTCAAAGAATTGGTTCATGTGCTGGATTGCTGTGGATGCGTCTGGTACATTTTTTGTATATCGTGAGTGGCCGGGTGTTGATGTAGGCGACTGGGCTGAGTGGAAGGGTGGCAAGTGGATGCCAGGACAAGGGGCTAAAGGACAGGGGTTTGGTATCCGTGACTACATGGACTTGATTGCCGAGCTTGAAGGCGAGGAGAAGATCTTTGAGAGACTGATTGACCCTCGGCTTGGAGCTGCAAAATACCAGTCTGCGGATGGGGCGTCCTCTATCATCGAGGATTTGAACGATGCTGGCATGGTTTGTATTCCAGCTCCAGGGTTAGACATCGACGATGGACTACAGGCACTTATTGGCAAGATGTCGTGGGACACCACTAGACCTGCGGATTCGGTCAACCGACCGCATTTCTATGTCTCTTCAGAGTGTGAGAACATCATCCAAGCTCTGAGTGAATACACGGGTGATGGGGGACTAAAGGAAGCATGGAAAGATCCAGTCGATGTGTTACGTTACGCCGCCATTGCAGGAATAGATCATGTTGACGAAACCCGAAATCTTGCTACAAGACAAGGAGCAGGAGGCTACTAAACTATGAGCGAAACAAAACTAATACACGGAGATTGTTTAGAAAAACTAAAAGAACTTCTTGACAACTCAGTCGATTCGATTGTGACCGATCCGCCGTATGGGTTGAGTTTCATGGGGAAGAAGTGGGATTATGACGTGCCGAGTGTGGAGGTGTGGGCGGAGTGCCTGCGGGTATTAAAGCCGGGTGGGCATCTGCTGGCCTTCGCCGGGACGCGCACGCAACACCGGATGGCGGTGAGGATTGAGGATGCAGGCTTTGAGATCCGGGACATGATCGCCTGGGTCTACGGGTCGGGATTCCCGAAGTCGCTGGATGTGAGCAAGGCGATTGACAAGGCAGCGGGGGTTGAGCGGGAGGTCGTGGGGAGTCGAGTCGCTGACGACATTCGCGGCGGCAACATGCACGCCGCCAACCGTGGAGAGCGGCACGTCATTGACATCACCGCCCCGGCCACCCCCGAAGCCCAGCAATGGGCCGGCTGGGGCACCGCGCTAAAGCCCGCCCTGGAGCCTATCACCGTAGCTCGCAAGCCTCTCGGTGAAAAGACGGTAGCGGCTAACGTGCTGGAGCACGGCACGGGGGCGATAAATGTGGATGGGTGCAGGGTGGGAAATGAAGTTACAGGATGGGGTGGTGGGGCTAATCGTGTCTTTGCTCACTCTGGAAACGGCACACCGCAAAAGCAATATGTAGTCGATGGTGATGCTCGACCTGTGTCTGGCCGCTGGCCCGCGAACCTCATCCACAACGGGAGCGACGAAACCGCTAGTTTGCTGGGTGAAGCCGCCCGCTTCTTTTATTGCGCCAAGACAAACAGCACAGACCGCAACGAAGGATGCAAAGATTTACCCGACAAGGAATGGGCTGCCGATGGTGCTGCTATCCCCGAGCGGGCCAACCGTCCATTCAACCCGTCGAAGAATAACCACCCCACGGTCAAGCCAACCGCACTGATGCGCTATCTGTGTAGGCTCGTCACCCCTCCTAAGGGTATCGTGCTTGATCCGTTTATGGGAAGCGGCTCCACCGGAAAGGCTGCGGTGATAGAGGGATTTAACTTTATCGGAATCGAGCGTGAAGAAAGCTACATGGAGATAGCACAAGCACGAATCAACTCAGCTAAAACACTTGTATGAAAACCGCAAACAAACCGATAGTTGCCGAGGAGCTTATCATCGACTGCCTAAAGGAAGCGTATCTCAAGAGGGTAAAAATGGAAGAATATGGGAAAACCCCTAGGCTTACCGAGGAAATTGAAACCCTTGAACACGCCATTCGATACATGAAATCTAAACTAAACCATGAAAACAGCACCAACTAAGAAAGCAGCAAAGCGCGGTCGCCCGCCAAAAGCTAAGCCAGAAACCCTTGATTCCCCCGTGGAACCTCAAGATGACACCACCTATGAGGGCGATTATCTAGTAATCCGCAAATGCCCAAACCCTAGTTGGGTAATGGTTCGCATGGATGGTGAGGCAGTCCCAGTTAAGGCTCCACCTAGGGTTTCGCACAAACTAGTTGGCAAACCTATAAAAGTTGTTATGATACGCCCCGAAGTAGGCGAGCAGTTCTACGAATACATGCCATCATGAGCGCACCAACAGAAGAGCAAGAAGAGTCGATGATCTACGCCGAGGACGGCCCTAATGTCATGGCGTTGGCTGATGCCTATGACAAGTGCCTTATTGATTTAGAGGAATACTTTGAGGCCTGCTTGCGCTCATACGATGACCGCCGTAACCTTTGGGAAGGGAAATCAGACGACCTCCGCAAACAAGGCGCAAATGCCTTTCCTTGGCAGGGAGCCAGTGATATTGAGGTCAATGTCGTCGGGGAGCGTATCGACGCATTTGTGGCCATCCTAGACCAAGCATTGCAGCGTTCCCACATTAAGGCGTTCCCGACATCAATGGCATCTATGCCACGGGCTTCAATGGTGTCTGGGTTCCTCAAATGGATGCGCTCGTCTTATATCCCAAACTTCCGTCAGCAGATGGAATTGGGTGCTAATTATCTGCTAGAGAAGGGGTTGATGGTGTCATATGTCGGATGGAAGCGTGAAAAAAGGACATATTTACAACAGGTATCCATCGAGGAAATCGCACAAGTCTCCCCCGATCTAGCGGAACTTATTGTTAGTGGTGCTGATGACGAGATGGTATTTGGTATGCTTCAGACAGCATTCCCCGACCTATCGTCAAAGCGTGCAAAAAAAGCCATTATGGATCTTCGCAAGAAAGGTCTGGCGGAAGTCTCTGTCCCTCGTACATCGGTAGATTGCCCAGTAGTTTACTCATGCGCCCCCGATGGCGAGGTGCTTTTCCCATCGTATGTGACTGATCCTCAACGCGCTCCGTATGTTTTCTGGCGCACATTCCTAACATCTCAGGAGCTTGAGAAAAAAGTAACCTCCGAAGGTTGGGATGCCGATTGGGTTGAGAATGCCATCGAGCGTCTTCGTGGGAAAGATTCCATGTATCTCGACGGCGAGAAGCTCAAGACAATCGACCGTCTGCCTATCACGGACGACAATGACCTTGTCATGGTTGTTTACGGCTACCAGCGTTTGATCGACGAGGAGGACGGTTCTGAAGGGATCTACTGCACGGTCTTCCACCCAACCACCGAAGGCTTCGCCAAACACGAACTCCTTAACGGTTATGACGACTACCCCTTTGTGGTTACGCGCCTATCGAACGACCAGAAGCGCATGTACGAAACCCAGACTTTCTCGGACATCCTCCGTGGAGCGCAGATGCAAATCAAGACCGAGCGTGATTCTCGTATTGATCGTGCTTCTCTGGCTACTCTGCCTCCACTACTGCACCCTGCTGGTCGTCCGCCCTCTGATTGGGGGCCAGGCGTAAGAGTTCCGTATCGTCGCCTTGGTGAGATCCAATGGGGCCCACCGCCTCCAGCCGACAATGGTTCTATTGAGGTTGAGGTATCCATGACCGCACAGGCAGACCGTGCCGTTGGTTTGGATATGACAAACCCAATCTCCGCATCTCGCCAACAATTCGTGGTGTCTAAGTTCTTGGATCATGTCCGCGATGTACTGAATATGGCGTGGAAGTTGTATCAGCGCATGGGGCCGGATGAAGTGTTCTTCCAAGTTACTGGCAATCCCAACCCACAGGTAATGACCAAGGGTTCGGCTGATGAGAACTTCAGCATCGTAGTCAACTTCG